AGGCGGGCTGCTCACCTGACGGCTTAGTTGGCGGTATCGGGCTTCTCGAAATAAAGTGTCCGATGGCGCACACGATGGTCAGTTATTTGCGGGCAGGCAACAAGCTGCCGAGCAAGTACATTGCGCAGGTGCAGGGTCAGATGTGGATCACGGACAGGGATTGGTGCGACTTTCTCGCATATCACCCAGACATGACGCTACTTTTGGTCCGTGTTGAGCGCGATCAAAAGTTCATCGACAAGCTAGCAGAACAGGTTGAGATGGCCTGCGAGCTAATTGAAAAATCAGCACACGATTTTATGGCGGGATAAGATGGAAATGCTTGAATATGTTTATGAACAAACCACTGGGCTTCGGTGGCAGGACGAAGATGAAGCGATTCAACAGGTCTGGATAGTGGCATGGAATGCCAGCTTGAAAGCCATTAATCAGCAAGTTAAATACTTATATTACAACCACGGAGATGAAGCATGAGTGAGTACGACAACAGCAATCGCGGAGCTATCTGGACTAACGAAAAGAAAGCAACGGAGAAACATCCTGACTTTACTGGCAGCTTAAATGTTGAAGGCAAAGAATACTGGGTGTCAGCATGGCGCGGTGACGGATCGAATCCCAAAGCCCCCAAGCTGTCATTTTCGGTAAACGCCAAAGACGCAATGCCCGCAAAGTCTTCAAAGCCAGCGCCAGCGTTTGACGATGATCTTGATCTGAGTAGCCCACCGTTCTAGTCACTAACGCCCCCTTCGGGGGGCAATTGGAGTACCTTATGAATTTTGGTGAAAATTTACGAAAAATATTGTCAGACAGGGGGATCAAGCATTCCTACATGGCTGAAAAATTGAGCATGTCACAGCAGAGGTTTCACTGGGTCAGCAAGAGCAGGGACGTAAAACTATCACTGGCAGTGAAGATAGCTGATGCGCTGGAAATCACTGTATACGACTTGGCGGGAAAATAAGATGGATACTACCGGGAGAAGATGGGTGGTGAACAGCGAGTTCACAAAAGATCAGTTCTTAGAATACGCAGAAAAGTTATTTGAAGATCACAAATATGTGACATTCACATGGGTAATCGGCAAGAAGCGAAGTCAGGCTCAGAACAATGCCATGCACCTGTGGCTCAGTCAGGTAGCTGGCGAACTGAATGACGCTGGCTGGGATATGAAAAAAGTGCTAAAGCCTGAAGTGGAAATACCGTGGAATCTTGACTTGGCAAAAGAATTTCTGTGGCGACCAATACAGGCGGCAATGGTTCAAAAAGAATCAACCACTGAGCCAACAACATCTGAATATGTGCAAGTTTATGAAGTCTTGAACAGGCACTTAGCGAACAAGTTTGGCGTGTCAGTGCCGTGGCCTACCGGGAGAGAACAATGATCGACTATATTGTAAAACAAGAATGGCGTGACCATGCCGAGAAAATGGCAACGGGTGAGAAGTTCAACTCAACCACGATAAAAGAATGCGGGGAGGGTCAGGTAGCCGGGACCATCGGTGAGCTGGCCTTCGGTCGGTATCTGATAGATTCGGGGCTTGGCTTTGATTACGTTGCCCAAGATTCTTTTGATCACGATTTTGAGGTTATGAGTAGCCGGGTTGATGTCAAGACCAAGAAGTCAGTTGGCAAGCCTAAACCTAATTACATGATCCGTGTCCCACTTTCGCAGCGAGATCAGGACACAGACACCTATGTGTTCACCTACCTGTCAGATGACAGGATCTGGTTACTTGGCTGGGAAGACAAGCAAGACTTCTGGCGCGGCAGGAAATCATTCGTTGCGCGTGAGGGTGACAATATTGACGGCTTTGTCGAGAAGGTGGATTGTAGGTATATGTTTGTCGATGATTTGAAAAATTTTGAGTCATTTGAAATGTCATTTGTGGCGGTGTGAAATGAGAATATTATTTAGATTTGGCGGGAATATTGAAATTAGATGGGTAGGTTACACGGAAGGAAAGACATGGGAAGAAATATTTATATCTATTGATGAGTTTGGCGATCCTTATGCGGCAGATATTATTCAGTTGCACCGGGCGGTTCCTTTGAGTTTTTGTGTGCCAATTATTCCTGATGATGAAAATGGGTGGGTGCCAAGTAATGATGAGGCTTCTGAAATATGCGAATATTTTTGGGATAGCGTTCCGGAGGTTAGCGACCCCCGGTGGAAGGCGAAAACAAAAACGCAGTTAGCGTGGGAAGATTATTTGAAAAACAGGACAGGAGAGGTTTATGGAAATTGAGCAGGATTTGATGCAGGCGGTTCATGTCGCAAAAGACCAGCTACTGAACGGATTGGAGGGCATGAGTAGGCAGCAACTTAAAGAACAGTATGACCTGCTGGTGTCTCTTGAGGTTTTGTTTTACCGCAATTTTGTCAGGCCGTATTTTTTAGCGATCAAGGAACTCGATGAAAACAAGACGCTGCGCCCAGTGCAGGAAGAAGATCCCAGAGACTGATGCGATCATCTCCAGCCTGAAATCCTTCTGCTCGATTGAGCATCTTGCTGAATACGCGAAAACTGACCGGGCAAAGCGATTTGCAAAGAAAGTGGTCGGCAAAGAAGCTAAAATCAAACGAGAAAAGCTAAAGACGCGCTCAGATTGGCAGAGAGACGCTCAGAAGGCTTTTAACAAGTACATAAGGGTAAGGGATAGGGGGAAGCCATGTATCTCCTGCGGGGCTTATATGGACTCCTCAGGGCATGGTGGCGATGCTGACGCTGGTCACTACCGATCCAGAGGATCTGCGCCCCATCTTGCATTTCATTCCCATAACTGCCACAAGCAGTGCAAAAAATGTAATCGGTATCTATCCGGGAACATTGTTGACTATCGTATCGGACTTATTTCTCGCATCGGCATTGAAAAAGTGGAAAATGTCGAGCAAGATAACCGCCCCCGGAATTACACAATAAAAGATTTTCAGAGAATTATTTCAATATGCAAAAAGAGATCGAAAAGATGGAAGTAAAACAATGCCAGTGCGGTTCAACAGCGCAGCAGGTGATCAACGCGATTGATAAGGTAAGAGTGGGCTGGTATTGCCCGCAGTGCAGGGGGTTTGACAAGGCTATTGGAAGGGAAAGAAAGATATAAAAAAAGGGGCTTAGACTGGCGGGAGTTCCAGAATGCCCCTTCACACTTTACATCCAACGGGAGAAGGGTGTAAGATGTAGTTGTCGGTGGTATTGCAGATACCTAAATCCCGATTGAAGGAAGAGCAAAAGATTAGGAACCCGACATGGGTGAATTATCCCTTCTTTTACGCTCCAACACAACATCTTGTGCTAATTCAATCGAAATTTACCTATATGCACCACTGACCGCCTGACGGGTATACCAACGGCAGGGCGGTAAACTTGCGTGAATCATGATTGTCCGGGACTGAACCGACCGCCATTGACAGCCATTGTCAGATGGATAAAGCAGGTTAAGTGGACACAAGGGGATTCTGACGAGATTGCATGGATGCTGATCGTTCTGCCAATTGGCAATCATGAGTACAGGCTCTGAACTTTGAATGAACTTGAGGGGTGTCCCTAAGGTTCAAAAAGACAACTGTGGCTAAAATTTCGGGAGAAAATAATGCAACTTAGAGAACATCAAACCAAAGCAATTGACATGATCCGGTCCAGCTTCAGGGCTGGCAATAAGCGGGTACTACTGGCAGCCTGCTGTAGCTTCGGAAAAACGCACACGGCAGCCTATATGCTCAAGTCTGTGCAGGACTCTGTAAATGACTCTGGTTTAAGAAAACGCGCTGTGTTCTTTTGTGACCGCATTAGGCTGATAGAGCAAACGATTGAGGCGCTTGACCAATGGGGCATTGACTACGGGGTCCAGCAGGCCGACCACTGGCTCGCTAACCCGGCAGCACCTATCCAGATCTGCTCGATGCAGACCATTGCCAGACGGGGCTACGATAAGCTGGACTTCGACCTTTGCATTGTTGATGAATGCCACAGCATCAGCAAAAAGATTGTCGAGATGATACGGACATGGGATGGAGAGAAAATGTACTACGTTGGCCTGTCAGCCACGCCTTACGCCAAAGGCATGGGATTACTCTGGCAGGACATGGTTGTGCCAGTATCGCAACAAGAACTGCTCAAAAAGGGCTATTTAGCGCCCGTTAGGTACTACGGTGGCAGAAGTATTGATGTGAGGGGTTTGCGCTCAAAAGCGCTCAAAACAGGCTCATCTGACTATCATCCTGACGATGTGGCAAGGGTGACGGAAGAAGAACAGGAAGGGCTTACTGGGGACATCATCAAGAACTGGCTGGCTCACGGTGAGAACGCCCAGACCATCGCCTTCTGCCCAAGCATCAAGCACAGCAAGTATCTGGTTGAGATGTTCAATAAGGCTGGAATCCCGGCAAGACACATTGATGGGTACACTAAGGAAAAGGACCGACAGACGCTTTATAGTGGGCATGAGGCTGGGGAGTTTAAGATCCTTTCCTGCTCAAAACTTCTTGGGGTAGGCTATGACTCACCCCAGACAAAGGTGCTGATTGACTGCGCACCCACGAAGTCAGCGATTGCCTACCAGCAACGCGCAGGGCGCATCCAAAGAATCCATGACAGCAAAGAATATGCGATCTATTTGGACCACGCAGGCAACACTAAGCGCTTCGGGTTTGCTGGCCTGATGGAACCTTCTGATTTAGATATGAATGAGAAGAAATTCTCTGAGACTGATCAAATCGAGAAAAAAGAAAAAGAAGAAGCTGCTATCAACGAATGCCCAAGATGCTCTCAGATCATGCAGGGCTTACGCTGCGCCTGTGGCTATGAGATCACCATCACCGAAGCATTGGAAAGCGACAGCACGATGCTGACCCGGCTGGATAAGGTCAAGAAGCCTGCACCTGCCAGCAAAGAAGAAAAGACTCACTGGTATCAAAACCTGATGGAGATCGGAAAGCAGAACGGCTACAAGAAGGGCTGGGCGGCTCACCAGTATCGCAGGCGGTACAATGTCTGGCCCAGAGGTCTTGATGTCAAAAAGCCACAACAGGTTGATCCGAAGGTCGAAAGCTGGGTGACAGCGCAGCGGATAGGCTATTTGAATAGCAAAAAGAAAGAAAACTCACAAAAAACATTAAATATATAAAATAAATTAACCAAAAGTGTTGATTCTAACTCCAGTTGTAGTAATATAACCACATCGGCAAGACACAGGGTCTGCCAAACGGGAGAAACAAAATGACAATCTGGAGCAAAGTAGAAGTAGATTGGTGTGAAGAATGGGGTTGCTGGACAGTTGGTGGCTACGACAGCGAAGGTAACAGGGAACATTTAGCTGAACACCACAGGAAAGAATGGGCTATTAATGACGCAATGGTCTACGCTTTTGATACTAGCTGCGGGCCACAGAGAGGGGCAAAGGTAGAAATCTATACCAAAGCCAACAAATTAATTAAGACAATAAACCGGGGCGCATAGCCCCAACACTTTCGGGAGAAACAAAATGACAAAGAATGAAATTAAAGAGATCGCCCTTAACAATGGTGATTTAAATATGGATAACCTGAAGGCTATATCTGGGCTGGATGAAGAATCCATAAGGTATGCACTGGTCGGCACATGGCATCAATATGGCAACATGACAGAAGGGCTTACAACAAAAAATCTTGAAGCATACGAACCGCCAAATTCTGGTGTAATAGAATATCTTGAAATGCAGTTACACGAATGGAAAGCAATAAAGTCATCCATCGAAAATACTACTCAAAATATTGATGGTATTAAAAAATGCAACGAAATGATTGAAGCATACGAAATGATTGTAGAAAGTATTTTATTTATGCAAGACCGTGAAGAATAAATCATTAAAGCTAACGGGGGGCGCAAGCCCCCACACTTTCGGGAGAAAAAACATGAAAACTATTAACACAGCAAAAACACAGAATATCAAGACTTATCTTTGGGACTCTGGCAAAGAGGTATTTGGCCCTTACTCCTCATCATCGCAGTTCAGCTTCTTCCCTGACATCAAGATTATTGTTGATGCACACCTGACAGCGCAGCAGCTTGACGTTATCTTTAATGAAATATTTTCACACTAACATTACGGGAGAAATAAAATGAATATAAGAAAATTCTTGTTTGGTGACTTACCCCTTTACCGGGTAGTTGAGGAAATAGCTGGAGGCATCTTCTTTCTGGCACTTATCGCAGGACTTATATTTTTATACATTACATTTTAATCGGGAGAACGAAACGAAATGAAATTAGAATCAATATTGATCGACAATGCCTACGACTGCTTTGACCGCCACGGTGAGTTTGAAGCAAACCAAAACATCATCAGCAAGGTAGCTGATTGGTTACTGACCACCAGCGAGTATCCGCACGAACTCTGGGAGGATGACAAAACCGCACGACTGATAGCACTGGCTTGCACGAGCAGTACTGACTTCAACAAGCTTGCAGACATGGCTAGATCAGTACGCGCAAACGCCAAACGCCATGCTGAATCACTGATCAATGATCAAGAGGCTATGATCCGCGAAGTGTATTATGGTTGAGGCAATACTCTGCTTGGCTGAGGCGATCTACTTTGAGGGTCGTTCTCAGCCTGTTATGGGGCAGTACGCAATAGGCCATGTAATCATGAACCGGGTGGCAGATGATCGCTTCCCGGACAATCCCTGCGGTGTGATAAGGCATAGCGGGACTAGACGCAACAACTGCCAATTCAGCTACTACTGCGATGGAAAGCCTGAAGCGTTCTACAACAAGGAGGCTTATGGTCAGGCAGTAATCAACGCCACGATAGTCTACTTTCAAATCATCCCTGACCCCACACTTGGATCAACTCATTACCACGCTGATTACGTCCAACCGTTCTGGGCAATAACAGACCCTGCTATCATAATCAACAAACATCTTTTTTATCGGCTATAATTGCATTATTATTGATAGATGCAAGAAGATGAAATCTATGTTTATCTCGTAGGTAATGGTGCGCATGAGCAAGACAAGCGCAGGTTAAGCCGTGAGGTTGAGCAACAGGTTCAGGAATATCTTGCGAAAGGTGGTAAAATAACCGTGGCTGATCAGGGTGAGATAGGTCTTGAGAGGTCACATCATTCATTTGACAGAAGGTTTTTGGTGAAGTAAATGCGCCCACAAAGAGTATTCACAGAGCATGAGATAGCTGAGGTTTTCGAACTTTCGTCCTCACTCACGCTAGAACAGATGGCAGATTATTTTGGTATATGTGACAACACGTTGCGAGCGATTTTCGAGCGCCAGCCAGAAGTTTCTGAGGCTTACCGTAAGGGTCGCAGTCTAGCCATCTCTGAGATAGCTGGGAGCGTGATCTCTGCCGCTAAGGGTGGCGACATGAACGCCGCAAGGCTTTACCTGTCTACCAAGGCTGGGTGGGTCCAGACAGAAAAGCGAGAAATTACAGGTGCTGATGGTGGTCCGATCAAGCAGGACACGCACTGGACGATTGAGATAGTGGGCGCAGATGACTGACGAGTGGACCGGAAAGGGTAGCTGGCAGCGCATGGGCGACAGGCAGAAGTTTAACGAAGGTTGGGACAGGATATTCAAAGATGCCATTAAAGAAAGGGTCAAGCAAGAAAACGATCAGCAAGAACATCGAGACAGAGATGGAGGCTGGGAAACCCCAGAAGCAGGCGGTAGCCATAGCGCTTAACACTGCCCGCAAATCCAAGAAGAAGAAAGCGACCTACGAATAATGCCCACCATGAAGCTGCCCAAGCGGTTGCTGCCTTTTGCTAAGATTCCCAAGCGATTCAAGATTGCCATTTCTGGCAGGGGTGCAGGCAAGTCAGTTAGTTTTGCGGATATCTGCTTGATGGATGCCCAGATGAAGGGCATAAAGACAGCCTGCTTCCGGGAGTTTCAAAATTCAATTGATGACTCTGTTCACGCACTGCTTGCTTCTGAGATCGAGCGCTTAGATCTACAGGGCTTTGAGGTTCAGAACAACCAAATACTGTTCAACGATGAGCCAGCGTTCAAGTTCAGGGGGTTAGCCCGTAACCCAGATTCGGTAAAATCTATACACGGCTTCAGCCGTTTCTGGGTGGAGGAGGCGGCGACTATTTCCGAAAGCTCCCTCAAGGCACTTACACCAACACTCCGAGAAGAAGGGTCTGAGATCTGGATGTCAGCCAATCCACGATCAGCAATGGACCCGTTCAGCCAGCGATTCATTAAGCCATTCGAAAAGCAACTTCGCAGGGACAGGTATTACGAAGATGATCTGCACCTGATAGTCTGGCTCAACTGGGATGACAATCCACTGTTCCCTGAAGTGCTGAATCAAGAGCGCCTGCACGACCAGACAGCAATGCCGCCGGCGATGTACCGCCATGTCTGGGAAGGCGAGTACATGGATGAGGTGGACGATTCAATCATCCCGGTAGAGTGGTTCAACGCAGCTATTGATGCCCATACGAAGCTGGGCTTTGAGCCTACGGGTGCGATCATCGCATCACACGACCCAAGTGATGAGGGTGGTGACAGTAAGGGCTATGCGCTCAGGAAAGGCTCTGTCGTGCTGGATGTCTGCGAGAAGATCACTGGCGATGTGAATGAGGGCATGGACTGGGCATTGGCAAAGGCCCGGCAGGATAATGCTGACTGGTTTGTCTGGGACTGCGATGGTCTTGGGATTAGCCTCAAGCGTCAGGTAGATCAGGAGCTGGAAAGCACTAAGGTCGAGAAGTTTATGTTCCGGGGATCAGAGACACCTGACGATCCGAACACGCCATACTCTGGGAAGGATTCTAAGACCAATAGAGACACGTTTGCCAACAAGCGGGCACAGTATTGGTGGAAGCTAAGGGATCGCTTCTACGCAACGTACAGGGCTGTTGAAAAGGGGGAATACATCGACCCTGATCTTCTGTTATCCTTATCGTCAACTATTGATAACTTAGACCAGTTACGGTCTGAGGTTTGTCGCATTCCACAGAAGCGCAGCAACAATGGCAAGATCCAAATTATGAGTAAGATTGACATGGCAAAGAAGCCGTACCAGTTGCCATCACCTAACATGGGTGACGCTCTGATGATGTCCATGTTCTCACCAAAGGCAAAGGTCGCAGAGGCGGCAAAGATTAATTTCCAAGGCTGGGGTAGCTAAATGGCTGACTACGAAGCAGAGTACGATGAAGGCTCAGAAGAAAAGAGCAAAGTGAGCAAGAAGGATAAGCGGGAAACGGAATCCTACCAGATTGACTATGAGGACCACGCTAAGGTCATCAACCTTCTGACTGCTGCTCAGGGCGCTGATAGTGACATGCGTGATCAGGCCAGAGATGCCCAGTTGTTCGTATCCAAGAAGGATGGGCAATGGGAGCCGTACTGGTGGAATGCTAACCAGAACAAGCCCCGCTATACATTCGATATGACCTGCCCTATTGTTGATCAGGTGGCTGGAGAGATCGAGCAGGCCGACTTTGATATCCGTGTATCCCCTGCTGGCGGTGACGCTACCAAAGACGTAGCCCTGACCTATGACGGCATCATCCGTAATCTTGAGAACATATCTAACGCCAAAGACGTTTATACATCAGCAGCTAGAGGGATGGTCACAACCGGCTATGACGGATGGCGCATTGTCCAGAAGTACGCTGATGACAACTCATTTGACCAAGACCTGATGATAGAAAAAATCCACAACTTCACTGACAGGGTCTGGTTTGATCCCGCTGCCGAACAGCAAGATAAATCGGACGCTCGCTACTGCTTTGTGCTGCATCCTGTTGCTAAGGATGAGTTTGACAAGCGCTGGCCTGAATCAACCGGAACATCTGTACCTGATGACCGTGATGGTGAGGCTTACTACGATAAGGCTGAGGTTGTCGTTATCGGTGAGCTGCTCTATGTTGAGAAGGAAGAACGCGAACTGGTCCTGATGTCCAACGGGCAGACCTATGAGGCTGATGATGACTTCGAGAAGGTTGTCGATGACATGGCTCTGGTAGGTGTGACTGAGATCAAGAGGCGCAAGCGTAAGGTCAACAAAGTATGCTCCCGGTTCTTTGATAACGATGGTTGGCTTGGTGATGATAAGGACACGGTGTTCAATCGTATTCCTGTTATCCCTGTTTACGGCAACTACAAGATCATTGAGAACAAGACAGTTTACTCAGGCGTTGTTGAAAAGCTGATGGACTCGCAGCGCGTCCTGAACTACAGCATGAGCCGTGAGATCGAAGAAGGCGCACTGGCCCCACGAGCTAAATACTGGATGACGCTGACTCAGGCCGCAGGGCATGAAGACTCACTGTCCACTATGAATACCAACAGCGACCCGGTTCAGTTTTACAATGTAGACCCAGAAATGCCCGGACCACCACAGCAGAACGGTGGCGCAATGGTCAATCCGGGGCTGAGAACAATATCAGAAGCCATGCGTGGCATGATCGGTTACTCCGCTGGCATGTTTGCCTCCAACATGGGTGACAATCCCGGCTTACAGTCAGGCGTTGCCATACGCTCGCTACAGAACAAAGGCGACAATGCCACCTACAAGTACAACAAAGCCGTTCAGGTCGCTATAGCGGCAACTGGTAAGGTTCTGGTTGATGCTATCCCCAAAGTCTATGACACTGAGCGCACCATGCGCATTCTTTATGAAGATAATAGCTTTGAGATGGCAACCATCAATCAGCCTGTGATTGACCAGCAGACGGGTGAGGTTGTGATGCTTAACGACCTATCCCAAGGCGTTTATGACGTTATATGTAAGGCCGGTCCGAGCTTTAAGAATCGTCAGCAGGAAACGCTTGAAATGATCATCGAGATGGCAAAGGTTGACCCAACCATTATGCAGATCGCCGGTGACGTTATGATGCAAAACATCAATAGCCCTGCTGCCGACCAAATTGCAGAGCGTAAGCGTGACCAGATGCTGAAGGCTGGAATGATTCCGATGTCTCAATTGACTGACGAAGAACAGGCTCAGATACAGCAGCAGATGGCGCAACAGGGTCAGCAGCAAGATCCAGCCAGCATCATGGCTCAGGCTGAAATGCTGAAGGGTCAGGCTGAGATGGCTCGCGCCCAGATCGAACAGGTCAAGGTTCAGAATGAGCAGATGAAGATACAGGTTGAGGCGCAGAAGGCTCAGATGTCTGCCCAGAACGACCAGCAGGACAATCAGGTTGATGTATTCAAAGCTCAGACTGATCGCATGAACACGCAGATCAAGGCGCAGGAGGCTGGGGCTAAGATCACGAAGGAAGGTGTACAGACTGAAGGCGTACAGCTAGATAACGTGAAGAAGGCACAGGAGCTATCAAACCCGATGGCTAACCTGTCTGACGCTGAACTGATGAGGATTGCTAGAGGTGGCTGAAGCACAAAGCAGGCTAAGAGATTATTTCCCTGACTACGGGTCACGGGGGTCATTAACAGATGCCCCTGCTGAGACACCGAGAACAGCTTTGCTAGAGCAGTACGGTTCCATTGTGGAGCCGTATGAGCCATCACTCTCAGAAAGAATATACAACTTTGCGTTTGACGCTCTTGGCGGTAACACTGCCACAGGGCTTGACCGGCAGAGAATACAGCGCAGGGCAAGATACCCGCAGAAGATCATAGATCAGACTGCTTTGGCAGGCATTACTGACTACTCCCAAGCCATGCAGGACTATGCCAGAGGTGACGCGCTTTCAGGCACGACCAATATGGCAATGGCGGCAACATCTTTTATTCCGGGGCAGCAGCGGCAGGCGGTTGAAGAAATAACCAGAAGATTGTCAAAGGGAACGTTTGGGCAAACGCTGGACACAAGTAATATCCAAGTACCTTTCCGTTCACCCATATCGCCACAAACTGATGTGCCACAAATAGCTTTCCGTTCAGACACCCCTGCACAGGGTCAGTCAGCATTAAACGATCTTGACATGAGTTATGACGCAAGGATGCAAAGGGCGGTAGATCAGGGATATGTAGGCCCGTACTATCACGCAACGATGGACGCTGGTGATATAGATGAGTTTAAGCCGAAATACCGAGACAACCTTACTTTTGTATCCCCAACACCGGATTTCGCTAATAGCTGGATTGGTAAAGGTGGGGCTGTATCAAGGGCTTATGATGAGCCTAACTACAGCATGATGAAGGCTGACCAAAAGGTAGCCTACGACAAACATGCAAGCCAGTATGGCAATGAGATAGAAAACTGGCCTCAATCAGCGGAAGACGATTACTTTGCGGAAAGAGCCGCCATATCCAACCAATACAATGCATCAGGCGCATCAGTCATGCCGCTTATGGTAAGGGCTGAAAATACGTTTGATCCTGCCGCAAAACCAGAGGTTCTGGATGAGCTAATTCGTAATCAGGGCTACGATCCTGAAGGCTCAAATTTAATCACAGGCTTGTCCAATAGAGACGCTTTTGCAACGGGAAACTATCTTTTTCTTGAGAATCCTGAAGTTGTTGAATTTTTGAAGGGCAAAGGATTTGACTCAATGCTGGTTGGCGAATCTAACGGCAGGCCGACAAATCTTGCGCTGTTTAATACTTCCGGCATTCGATCAGAATATGCAGCTTTTGACCCAAGCAAAAAAGGTTCAAGTAATATATTGGCAGGCATGGCTGGCGCTGGCGTTGTTGGTGGTAGCGCATTGTCGGGCCAGAAGCAAGAGCAAAAACAATAGCAGTATTGCTGTGTCACTGAACACAGTGTTACACTTAGTACAGGAACGTGACCTTATTCACGGCAATTTACCTTAAAAGGGCAAGACTATGAGCGAGATGCAACCAGACGACTACGTTGAAGAAATTGATGCTGATCCCATTGATGACGATGTAACGATAGAGACTGAAGATCCTGAAGCAAGTTATGAAGGCGAACAGGATTCCGAATCATCACCGGATGCTGGTGAAAGCCAAAAGAAACAAGTTAAGTTTGATGAAGAACAGCAGCGCATCTTTGATGAGGCTATAGGCAAGAAAACCTTCAAACTACGAGAAGTAGAGAGACAGGCAGAAGCCTTACAAAAGCAGCTAGAAGAAGTGCAGGCCAAACTTCCCAAACAAGAGAGGCCAGATGTCCCAGAGGCTCCTGACCCGTTTGCTATATCTGATGAAGAATACAGACGGCAGTTGCTAGAAAGGGATGAGGCTTTGAAAAAGGCCGCAGCTTACGATGCGCAGCAACAATACCTGCAACAGCAGCAGTATGAGTTGGCAGAGCAGGCTCGGCAAAAGCAGCAAGAGGCTTTAAACAGTAAGATTGAGAATTACGCATCTCGGGCAGCCAAGATGGGTATTAAAGCAGAGGAATTGCAGGTGGCTGGTGCTACTGTTAGCAATTTTGGTATTCAGGAAGAACTGGTCGGATTCATCATTGA